AAAGAGTATCTAGAAAAAACTTGTACTCCTAAAGATAAGAAATTCCTTTGGAGTGAACAGGAGTACGACTGTCCAATTAAATCCACTAAAAAATGAGTACATTAAGTGATCAATTTGCTAAAGAAGCAGCAAAGCCAAAAAAGAAAAAAGCTTCTAAAAAACGTGACGAAAATGGTCGTTACATCAAACAAGAAACCACTACTACATCTGAAGAATGATTATTATCAAGCCCATCCTTATGACATTTCTCTCTACTACTGCAGTGAAGAATTTGATCATTCAGTTACTAGAAGCTTATGCTGGTTCAACTGATAACACTATTGATGATAAAGCAGTAGAAATAGTTAAACGTAATCTATTCCCAGGAATGAAAGATTAATGAAAAAAGCCACTGAAGACCAGTTTAACGAGCTACATAATCTTGTCACAAATGAGTTTCTAACACGAGTCAGAAGTGGCGAAGCTACTACCCAAGATTTAAAAGCAGCCTGTGACTGGCTTAAAACTAATGATATAAGTGGCGTAGCTTATGATGGTAATCCTCTTCATAAGCTTGCCTCTATTATGCCAAAAGTAGATCCTGAATTAGTACAGAGCAGACTCTATGGTAAGTACAGCTGAATACTACAGACAAAACGAACCTGCTAGGAAACGTAGAATAACACAACAAAAGAAATACCAAAAAACTGCTAAAGGCAGAGGTATTAAGCTAAGAGCCAATAAACTAAGAGCCAAACTAGGCTTAAATGTAGGAGATCCAAGAGATGCTGCCCATTATGCTGGCAGTAAAACTAAAGGCCGTCCACAAGCTAGATCTACAAACCGTGCAAGCAGAAGTCTCAAAATTCGTAATACATGACCCCATTACTACCAAGTCCTGAACACTACCTTTACAACTTAATAACCATGACAACTCCCCAAGCTAAGAAGCTGTGGCGTAGAGCCATTAAGGAAAAATTTAATTGTCAATGTGTTTACTGTGGAAACAGTTATGAAATCCATCAACTTACCCTTGATCATGTTAAACCAAAAACAAACGGCGGTGAAAACCTAACAAGTAATCTTGTACCAGCCTGTAGATCATGTAATCAGGACAAAGGTAGCAACCATTGGCGTAGATGGATGCGTCAAACATTTGGATATAATCCAATCAGAGAACAACAGATTCTTCAACATATAAATTAAAATGGCAGAAAGAAAAAGAAGACCACCTTCAAGCAAATTTAAACCAGGAACTCCCCATCCTACAAAAGCCTATACTGTCAGAGGGTATGATGGCAGATGGATCTCAACAAAGGCTTTCAATGCAGCTAAAAGAGCAAAAGCTAAAGCTGCTAAAGGAGGAGCATTGGCCAAACGTACAACCAGTGCAGTCACTAAAGCTTCTAACAAAGCAGGTGAATTATTAAAAATTAAAAAAGGGGATAAAGGCATCGTTAGAGCAGTTAAAGATGTCTATAAGTTAGGTAAAGATACTAGGAAATCAGCTAATGCTCTTTATAAAGCTGGTAAAATAACACGTGAAGTTTACGACAAACTTGTCAAAGGTGGTAAAGACTTTGTAGGTGGTGTCAGAGAAGCTGGTAAAGCTACCAGAAGAGCTTATGAAAAAACTAAGCCAGGTGGTAAGATTGTTAGAGTATCTAAAGATGCACCTAAGTTTAAATATGAAGCACTACCTAAACAGAAAGGTGGAGCAATTGTTAAAACCAAAGGTAGTGCAGTAACTAAAGCTAAAAGTACTAAAGGTGGTAAACTAACTACTACACGTAAACCTACTTATCTCAAAGATACTTTAGATAAGACAGCTAAGAAAACTGCTTCTAAAACTGCACGTAGAAATGCGGCAGAAATGAAACTAACAAGAGCTAAAAAAGGTTCTGGACCAACTCTAGGTAAAAAGCCAACAGTAGGTCAGCCTGTTAACCAGCTCAACAGAGCAAAAAGATTTGTTAGTAAAAACACTCCTAAAGTTGTTAAAGGAGTAAAAACAGGTGGTAAATGGCTTTCAAAACAAGCAGCTAGAACAGGAGTTGCTGGTAAAGTAGCTGGTAGAGCTTTAATACTTAAAGATTTAGTAGATTCAGGTTCTGATATAGTAAGAGGCGTAGGTAATGTTTATAGACAATCTCAAAACAAACCTCTCCTAAAACGTTTAAATATTGGAGGCTATAAAGCTGGTACGGGTGTTACAGATAAACTTGTTGATAAACAAAATGCACGTTTAAAAGTAAAGAAATCTAACAAAGTCAAAAAGACTGAAGATAATACTTCTCAAGCAAAAGGTTGGAATGCTAGGAATCTTGCTAAGAAGAAAACTCAATCAGAAAAAAAACTTGCTAATATACCAGTTAAAGAAGGTAATGCCACAGTACCTGGAAGAGATGGTAAAGCTTATAGAGTAAATCCTGACTTTGGTAAAAAGCCTGGTAGTACACAGCCTCAAGTACAAAACAAAAACACTAAGAAAGAAGTTACAGTAGGTAATGTAATTGGTGCAACTGCACAGCCTCCTAAGAAAAGAACTACAGCACGTGATCGCATGAGAGCTAAGAATGTAAAAATTCATGGGGAGAAAGCTGTTAAGAAAGTTTCTGATTATCATAAGGCTTGGACGAAAGCACGTAAGGCAGGTACTTTAAAACAATTTAAAAAGAAATATCCTAATGTACGTAGTTGGGGTAATTAACCTACAACCTACTTGAAAAGTATAAGATAACCAAACCTACATGAGTGACGTTTTAACGGCTCTACAGGGCGATTTCAAGCTGTTTCTGCAAGCATTATGGGAGCAGCTTGATCTACCATCACCAACTAGAGCACAGTATGCGATAGCAGACTACTTACAACACGGTCCTAAACGTCTCCAGATTCAAGCCTTCCGAGGAGTCGGTAAATCTTGGATTACTGGAGCCTTTGTTCTATGGACTCTGTTTAAAGATTCAGAAAAGAAGATTATGATTATCTCTGCGTCTAAAGAACGTGCAGACAACATGTCTATCTTCTTACAAAAACTTATCATTGAAACACCATGGTTAAAACACCTACAACCAAAAAGCGACGAGGCAAGGTGGAGTCGTATCTCCTTCGACGTACAATGCTCGCCTCATCAGGCTCCAAGCGTAAAAAGCGTTGGTATCACTGGGCAACTTACTGGTTCACGGGCAGACTTAATGGTCCTAGACGACATAGAAGTCCCAGGAAACAGTATGACGGAGTTGATGCGTGAGAAACTCCTTCAACTTTGCACAGAGGCTGAATCTATCCTCACGCCAAAAAGTGATTCTAGGATTTGTTACCTTGGGACTCCTCAGACTACCTTTACTGTTTATCGTAAGCTGGCTGAGCGTAACTATCGTCCCTTTGTTTGGCCCTCAAGATACCCCAGAAAAGGTAAACTCAGTCAATACGAAGGCTTACTAGCTCCTCAAATACAAGAAGACTTAGACAGTGGTGCAGATGAATGGGAAGTAACAGATCCTGATAGATTTGCTAATGATGATCTCCTAGAGCGTGAAGCTGCTATGGGACGGTCTAACTTCATGCTTCAGTTCCAATTAGACACAAGCTTATCTGATGCAGAGAAGTTTCCTCTTAAAATGGCTGACCTTGTTGTCACCAGTGTTAATCCTAAGTCTGCTCCCGATCAAATTATCTGGTGCTCAGACAAACAAAATATTATCAGAGATCTACCCACAGTCGGTCTACCAGGAGATTATTTTTATTCTCCAATGCAGCTCCAAGGAGAATGGACAGAGTATGCTGAAACCATATGTTCGGTTGATCCGTCGGGTAGAGGAACGGATGAGACAGCAGCAGCATTCATATCTCAGAAAAACGGCTTCTTATACTTGCATGAGATGCGAGCTTACAGAGACGGGTACTCAGACGATACCTTGCTCAACATACTCAGAGGATGTAGAAAGTATAAAGCTACCAAGCTTGTTATAGAGACAAACTTTGGTGATGGTATAGTAGGTGAACTATTTAAAAAACATCTACAGATGACAAATCAAGCTATTGATGTAGAAGAGGTAAGAGCTAATGTTAGGAAAGAAGATAGGATTATTGACTCTCTTGAGCCTGTCCTTAATCAGCATAGGCTCGTTGTGGATAAATCCGTCATTGAATGGGATTACAAGTCTAACCCTGATGAGGCACCTGAACTCAGACTTATGTATATGCTGTTCTACCAAATGAGTAGAATGTGTCGTGAGAAAGGTGCAGTTAAACATGATGACAGATTAGACTGCCTTGCTCAAGGCGTGAAGTACTTTACAGATGCTATGTCTATTTCTGCTCATGAAACAGTTAAACAACGTAAGCGTGATGAGTGGAACTCTATGTTAGCTGAGATGCTGGATAACCCCCATGCCTCCGCTAATCATATGGTGTTTGGTATGAATAAAGATCAAAGAGACAAAGCAAATAACTTACAAGACAACAAGTCAGTCCCTACTTGGGTTTAGGTCAACCCCCTTCCTATACAGGGGAGAGAAGGGTGGACTCGCCCCTCAAGGGGAAAAGCTTGCCTACTTCGTAGACAACTCTTCCCCTTTATACTTATCTCGGCAGAGGTTTCGAGATACTTATAATACATCCTTAACAACAACACTTAAATGAAGCTATTTCTTGATACAGCTGATGTTCAACAGATCGAAGAACGTATTACGTCTGGTCTGATATCAGGTGTTACCACTAACCCAACTCTCATTAAGAAGAGTGGCAGAGATCCTTGGAAGGTTTATAATGATATTATTGAGCTAGGTGTAGATGATCTGAGTATTGAAGTGTTTGGAGATACTTGTAATGATTTAATATCTAATGGTATGAATGTTAATCAAAACTACGGTAACGTAGCTACAATTAAGCTTCCTTGTACGATAGAAGGGCTTAAAGCGTGTAAACATTTAACTAGAGTAGGTATTAGAGTCAATATGACCCTTGTATTTAGTGTTAGTCAAGCTATTCTTTGTAGTTTAGCAGGTGCAACCTATATATCCCCGTTTGTTGGGAGAATGGATGATAATAGTCTATGTGGTCTTGGTTTAATTAGTGATATTAGTAAAGTATTTAATAAACATAACATTAAAACTGATATATTAGCTGCATCTATTAGAACTGTGCAGTCTGTTGGTACCGCTTTCGAGTTAGGAGCTGATATATGTACAATACCTCCTAAAATATTCGATGAAATGTCAAAACATGTGCTAACTGACGTAGGATTGGAGCAATTCAACCGTGATTTTTTGACATAATTTTCTGAAGGCATTACGTAATGTTCATGGCCGCAAAAGCACCCCGATGGGGTTCGATGTAACGAAATAGGAGCCGAGATCCCTGTGGCCATCAGGGTTTTCGCCCTTTTTATGGGCAAAACTGGCCCAGGTGGTAGGTATATTTACTGTCATCTGTAAAGCTTTCAATCATTGGCTGTTAAATCCTTCTAAATCTTTTTTTACTTTAGGACTTGCTAAATATTTAATATCATGCAATATAGGAATGATCTATCAAATTAATCTCATGAAAACAAAGAGAGAAGGAGAAGGAGAAGGAATCAAGGACGCTTCAAGCTTGATACCTTTGTATGCAGACAACACAGACTTACCAATTGCTTTAGTCAGTAAGTCAGCATCCCAACACACAAAAGATATAATCCTTGCCATATGGAAAAAAGAATGTAATGATGAATTATCAACTGAAATCATTTAATTCTCATGTCACTTTCATTCTCTCAACTGTCGCCTAACGCTGGGCACATCATTGCCAAGTTTGCACTTGCTACAACTGAAGAAGTTGTAAGCGGTCAACAGTGGTATAAATCAGCCCATGAAATAGCGTCAAGACTGGCAAGAAATAACAATATAACAACTGCAAAAGCAGCTGGAATATTGGCAGCATTAAGCCCAAATAATAAATGGGAGCGTAACTGCTTAGATGCTGAAAGACTGATACAAGCTTATATACATGGTGACGAGGACGACGCTAGAAATATAAATGTTTGCACATATGGGGCAATGAAAGAGAAAGCCATAAAAATACTCAACCTGAGTAATGACCTAGGTAATTATACCCATAAAGAATTGTATGAATTTACAGATATTATTGAAATATTAAATGGTCCTAAGATAATAGAGTTTTACAACTGCATTATGCAGAGAAATGATGTTTGCATTGATGGCCATGCATATTCAATATGGTTTGGCGAACGAATGACCATGAAGCAAGTACCAAACATAGGCAAGAGATTAAGGGAACGTATTAAATCAGATTATCTAGACGCTACCAGCTGGATAAATGAGGAAATGCAAACAAACTACTTGCCAAGTGATATTCAAGCTATAACATGGATATGTCATAAACGGATCTATAAAATTTAGATCCCTTTTTAAAAACTTTTCACAATCCATCAAGGAGGCACTATGACCACAACCACCTACATCAAGACCGCACTAGAGGAAGAGTTCAAAGCTTTTCACAATCGCAACCCACGTGTGTATTTAAAGCTAAGGACGCTGGCATTAAGACTCAAGGCCAATGGCGTTAAAAGCTATGGCATGAAAGCATTGTTCGAGATCATGCGATTCAATGCACTACTTCAGAGTGATACTAAGTTCAAGCTATCCAATAGCTACACACCATACTATGCAAGAATGTTGATGCTCAATGAGCCAGAGCTGTATGGATTCTTTGAAGTTAGGGAGCTAGTGTCTAAGACTAGAAAGAAAGAACGTGAGACTCTCAGAGCTGCCTATGATCAAGCATGTGAGGATTGCAGACAGTTATCAGCTCGTCTAGCTCACTCTGTTGATGCTTACAGAACACTACAAATGAGGACTAAGTGATGAAATGGCTCATAGCTTGCGAACATTCTGGAGCTGTTCGAGACGCACTAACCGCACTAGGAATAGATGCCACCAGCTGCGACATTCTACCAAGTGAGACAGAGGGAAAGCACATTCAAGGTGATGTACTGGACATACTAGACCAAGGCTGGACGCACATGTTAGCTCATCCACCATGTACACATCTAGCAATTAGTGGCAGTAGACACTTTGCTAAGAAACGTGCAGACGGTAGGCAACAGGCAGCTCTAGACTTTGTTGAGAAGTTATGGGCCGCACCTATACCACACATAGCCATTGAGAATCCCGTTTCAATCATCAGCACACAGACATCACTAGGAAGATGTACTCAGTCAATTCAGCCATACCAATTTGGTCATCCAGAGTCTAAGCGTACGTGCTTTTGGCTTAAGAACTTACCAAAGCTACAACCTACCAATGTCTTAGAACTACCAGAGAGAGGCTACTGGGACAACCAAACACCTAGTAGACAGAACAACGCTAGTGGTACAAAAGACAAACCAAGATGGGCTGTTAGATCCAAGACTTATGAAGGCATAGCCAAAGCTATCGCAT